GCAGTTGATCCGGTGCGAGTGATAGACTTTGAACCTACGCCGTCAATGTTGATCGTTACCGCGCCGGTGTTGGTGTTGGCAACCACAAATGAAAATTGATTGCCAGCAGCATAAGCCGTTAACGCAGGGGTCAATGATCCGGTAAGCGTGTCAGTACCCGTCACCGTGATGAGCTTGTCCGTCCCGCCTTGAATCTGCGAGTACCGAGCGGCATCCGTTCCAACCGTTGCAGCACCAAGACCTGTGATCTTGAATCCCGCCATCGGGATGTTGTTGGTAACAGTCGTTTGCCCGTCCTTAGTGATTGCGGTACTAAGTCCGTTCGCAAGGTCAGCCGTCAGCGAGTTAAACGCTGTCGAGCTAATAACTGTGCCTGCAACGACAGGTTGCCCCGCCGTGTTGATCTGAAAAGTCCCCGAACCGTTGTAGCTCATTGTTGCGCTCCCTGTTGTTGCCACCGCTGAAGTTGTTGTGCAAGCCTTGCAGCATCTATTGGCGAAATTGGTGAGTTAGGTGCTTGTTGCCGTAATTGATCCGCTAACTTTGCTGCCCGACCTGTTGCATAAGTCATTTCTCCAATTGCCCGTGGAGACGCTAAAGCTAATCCAGGCAAATACATTGGATTGGTAAATGCTTGATTTGCGCCTGCTAGTGCCGATCCAATACCTTGCAAACTTCTTGGGGTAGGTGAACTTAATGCCTGTCCTGCAAGTTGCGGATATAAATTTTCTGCTCCTTGCGCTTCTAGCATTCTGCCTAATTCTTCACGTCTACCATAGTTGGTGTTTGCATTGTTTCGCATAATGGATTGCAGCTTGCGAACTTGCGTATCCACATTAGCGCGCGGATTCATTGATAGCGTTTTTTCAACTTCGCGCAATAAATCACTAGCCAGTTGATAATCTTTCATTACATTGGCATAGTCCGGCGCTTGCTTAACAATTTGATTTTTTATTTCGTTGTAAACTTTTTGCGCTGCTGCGTGCGATGGCGTGCCAGGCGCACTTGAATCGACAATATCGCCAATTGATCGTTTAAGAGCATCCAATCCTTCAGCGGTATGAAATTCCGCAGGGTTTGAATTACGCCATTCGCTTACTTTGTCGTTAATTTTTTGCCATGTGTCAGCGGCACTTTCGTCGATTACTTTTCCTTTAAATGTGCCAAGTTTTTTGGTGTCTGCAACTGCGGTTTCTATAGGGTTGAAATCAAGAACTGTCACATCTTTTGTTACATTCCCCATGCCTTGACGATACTGTGACGCACGTTCAGCCCGCATACGTTCAATCGCAGGCTTGACTGTTTCTATAACTTCATTGACGGGCGCTGTGCCACGCATTTGCGAAGTAAACGCCGCTCCACGTTCGCCGCCTTGTTTGCCAGCTTGAAATGCCTCATTGATTGCCGTTGATCCTGCGCCTGTAGTAAACCCCAAGACCGGCGCAACTGCTTTGCTTGACGCTTGACCTGCTCGCAAAGCCAGCACTAACGGATCAATCGCTGCGCCCGCTCTTGTAGCAGCTTGTCCTGCCGCTGCCATGCCAGGCACACGCGATGCAATTGCACCGCCACCACTTAACACACCAGCAACATCACTAGCCACACCCGCAGGATCAGTTGCTAATGTGTTCTTTAATGCTTCTTCGCTGCCATAGCGTTCTCTAAGCATTCCACCCGCTGCATTTGCAGCATTGACAGCGCGTTGCTGTGCTTGTGGATTGTTCTCAAAACGGTTGATGAAGTTTGCTATTGGAGCAGGTGTAATGTTTCGCAATGTACCTGCTGCAATGTCTGCTGCCCCGCTCAATGTTTGAACGGGGCTGGTAACAGCTTCAGCAAAATTGCTTAACACGCTTCCGACGCTTCGAGGCAAATTTTTCAATGCTTGACCGGGAACATCTGCCCATGACATTTGCGGCTTCGGTTCAACAGGTTGTGCGTCTGCTCCCGTAACTAATACATAACCTTCGGGCAGTTTGGTCTGTTCTACAAGTTCAAATCCCGGTGGCAAAGGCATTTATCTTGCTCCTTGTACGGGTTGCCAAGTTTGCCCGCCATCGGTCGACATGATTTCTTGACCAGTAGAAGGATTTCTTGCTCGCATGGTTTGTTGCGCTTGCTGTCCTTGTGCTTTTGGCAACTCAATTTTTGGCTGTTTGTATACGGTTGCCAAATTGGTGTTTTGCCTATCAATGATGTTTCTCATTGTTTCAACTTGTTTGATCATTGCATCCGTTGAAATTGGCGCAGATGCAATTGCTAATGGGTTGCTAATGATTTGTTCAAGGATTGCTTTATCAGGGCCATTCAACACACCAAGGTTATAAATTTCTTTAGCTTGCAGCAAAGCATTTTGATATGCCGTACCAATTCTCGCGCGTTGATCAGGCTGCAAAGCTGTTGTTACAGTAAACCCTTTCAATTCATTTTGATATTTATTAAGCGCATCCGTCATGTTAAGCAATGCAGATGCTTGTTTTGAATAGGCTTCCGGCGCTTGTCGTGGTGCGCCCGCTAATTGCGTTCCTTGAGCGGTTGTAACCGGAGCAGATGTAGCGTCTCTAGGATTAACAGCCACATAGCCGCCCTCTGATTGCACTATCTGCGGAGTTGGGTTTTGCGCTTGCCATTTCCGCAAATTGAACTCTTGGATATTTAAGCCCAATTGTTGCGCTTGTTGTTTTGCTTGCTGTTGTTGTGCAGCAGAAAGGTTATAAAATGCTCGGTCAGCAAGTGCTTGTTGTTGAGCAAGCGATGCGAAAGTATCGGGCGAAACAGTTCTTTCAATTGAAGCATTGTTTTGCTCGTATCCTGTACGAGGAATCATTGAGCCACCAATGTTAATGTATTCTGTTTTAGCGCCTACTTCACCACCAAGACGGAAAGTAGCAACTGGATCGGGTGCATTTATATCGACAAAACCAACACGTTTGCCACCTGATGCTGTTGGCAGTTCTACTTTTTCCCACTTCACTTCTTTGGGCTTAACCATTTGTGCAAGCAACGCACCGCCAGCAGATTGCACCATCGGGTTAATTGATCCCATTGACATTTCAAGAGCTCGGGCAAGGTCAGGGCCAACAGCAGCACGCGCAGGCACACCTCGCTGCGCTGGAACTGTCAGTTCCGGCATTTGTCCCATATCCATCGTTGCGCGTTGCTGCACGTTTACATCATTCAACAGGCGAGGATTGTCCTCAATGTCAATTGCGGTCGGAATAAATTTTTGTTCCGGCACGCCCTCAGTCCCTTCGACAGCGGGAGTGCCACGCAAAGCCCGCATAAATTGCGTGCCTTCTTCTGCGGATTGCGTGCGGTACTTTTCGCCCAATGCTTTCTGCTCTTGCAGAATGTCGCGTTGCGTCTTGCCAGCCATATACCCTTGCAAAACCTTCGCAAGCCCCGTAAGCGGCGAAGTCCTCGCCTGTATGCCGCCGTAGCTAAATGTTTCGGCGGGCTGGAAAGCCTGTTGTTGCATGATCTCAGCCATGCGCTGCCGACGCGCCATATCAGCCAATTCAGCTTGGTATGGGCTTTGCAATGTAAAATTTATTGCTTGATTTTCAGCCATTTTTTATGCCACCCCGCCAAATAAACCTTTGATTGCTGTCGGATTGTATGCGTATGCACCAAGACCTGCGCCTAGCAAACTTCCAAGGCCCGACATATTTGCATTTTGCTGCGCTGCATTGATGCCGTATTGAGTCAAAGCATTTTGGTTTGCAGCTTGAGCGCCAGCAAAGATCGGGGCGGGTGCAACTTGTGCAGGCTGATAGCCTTGGAACTGCGGCATCTGAATTTGCGAACCGGACAGCAACCCAGTAATTTCGTTTAACGGGCCTTGACGCTCTGCAAGCTGTCTTTGTCTTTCTTGCAAATCCGCTGCATTTTGCGCCGACATTTGCGCTTGCTGTTCGTTGAATCCTTGCGCCCGCGCTCCGGTGTCAAGGCTAATACCCTGCAAAGCCGCTTGGCTCAATAGATCGTTGCGGTTTTGCGCTGCTTGCGTTTGTGCCGTCCTGTAAGCCTCTGATCCTGGCGTAATGCCCTGATTGGCAAGCTGATTTTCCATCGCGGCTTGTTGGCGTTGCAGTTGCGGCTCTAACCGCGCCATAATCGCTTGCTGCCCCGTCATTCCTGCATTGACCGGCATTTGCGCGAGATTGGACAAATCAAGACGGGTTTGCAGCGGGCCTGCTGCCGTTCCGCTTGGAGTAAACGGCTTGTTCAGCACATCTTGTGCGGTTGTCGCGCCCGTTTCGCCCAATCTTGCCAATAGCTGCTGCACCCTTTGCTGAGTGTCAAAAGTTGTTTGCGCCGTTGGCGTAAATGTTTGTTTGACTGTCGGCTGGTTAGTAGTCGGATCAAATGTGACAAGCTGCGTTCCAGCGGGTGTGTATATATTTGGGTTGTTGATGTAACCCTGTTTGATCGCTGTTTCTACGTTAGCCGCGCCTTGCGCTTTAGCTGCCGCAGTTGGGTCATAAGTTTGAACAGGGGTGGATTGTTGCCCGCCGCCAAATATCGTTTCGACAAGTTTAGCCATGAACTTTCTCCAATTCCTGACGCATCCACTTTTGAGCGTCTTTTTTCATCAATCCATAAATGCACACATCGCCATTTTCATGTGCATTACGCATAACGCCTTCCAACTTAAAACCCATGTGATTCGCAAATCGCCGTGACTTTTTGTTGCTCTTGAGGATCGTTCCTGTAATTCGCTTGCATTGCAACTGCTCAAACGCATAACGCACAATTGCATCCATGAAACCCCTGCTAATTCGTTCAGCAGCAATGTGCATCAAAATGTTCGGATGTTGGTAGCAATCAAACACCACACCAGCCACTAATTCCTCATTGCTGTTAAGCAATCCGATTGCAGAGTAGTTCTGCCATTCCTCGGTTTGCCCTTGCTTGCTTGCCACATAGCGCCCAATAAGTTCTTTCGGCTCGGTAATGATCTTCATATACCAGCCCAACCCGTTTGATACACCACGTCAGTCGATGCCCATTCAATCTGAATGCCGCTACTGGCGCTTTTTAGCTGAATTGCGCCGCAGTACCCAATGCCGGTGATGCCTTGCCAGTTGTTTGTGATCGTCGAATCCGATCCCCACACGCCAACATCCCACAAGGATGTGCCCCAAGTTGCATAGGTCTGAGGGCTAAACGACAGCGCCGCCGTGGTGTCTTGAATGTCAAAATCGACGTTCATGCCGACAAAAATGCCCGGTTGCCCGTTGGTAAAAAGGCTAGGTCTTGCGCGAGTGAAATACTTCTTAACGCCGCGAGAACCGTAGTAATTAAACGCTTGCAGCGTATTGGCAGGGATGTTTGCAGCGTTGTCTTGGTAATCTAATGTCCATGCTTTGCCAACGAAGCCATTTCCGCCGAAGTAAGGATCATCGTTGTAGATTTCCCAACAATTAGCATTCCAACCGGTAAAGTTGCACCATGCTTTTGTGATGTTGTTCATGACATACTGTTGTTGCTGCGATCCTTCGGACACCGGCACATTGACGAACAGCGCATTGTTTTTTGCGTTGTAAAGAATCTGCCAACCAAAGTTGTTTTGGTAAGTCCTAGTCGCTTGTGCAAACGCGCCTTGAATCTTGTCTGATAACGCAATCCTCGGATCAAGCCGCGAACTCTGCACAGCAGAAGCAAGGGGGTAAAGACCGTCAAGCGTGAGGATCAACAGATCGCCCGAATACTTGAACATACACCGCTTGCCAATTGGCGTGCCTAGCTTCCATACGCCAATCAGCGCCCATGTCGATGCGCTTGCAGGGTCTGTGCCTCGATACGCAACGATCTCGCCTGTGCTGGTCACAAACACTAAATTGTCATCAGCACCATAGCCAGCATCAATCGTCCACGTTCCTACGGAAACAAGGTAGCCACCGAACCGACAGATAGAACTTAGGTCTAACTGTTCAGCAGCACCGCCGATGGAGGAAGTCGGGAGATACCATGCCTTGAGGGTGTTTTTCTCAATGAACCAAACGCGGTTTTTGAACAGAGTCACATCGTCGAGCGAAGTCGTTGTAACGCCCGTAATTGCGGGAGTCGATGCGCCTGTAATCGAAGTCCACGTTGTGCCGTTGTAAAGCAGGGGAGCGTCTACCCCGTTGGCGCAATACATATAAGAGCCGCCAGGGGTTGAAACGTTGACGTACTCCCACCGGCTGTTAGTCAGTCCTGAGACAGCAGCAGCGCCAACAGCACCGCCTGCGGTTACGTCGTAAATTTTGCCACCAGCAACCGCAAACAATTTTTCGGATGCACCGCCGGAATAATTAAACAGGCTTTCGACTTGTCCTGTAATGCCCGTTGCAAATTGCTGATAGCCGCCCCGCAAGTTGACGCTTGATACCGTCGGGAACATATTGGTTAGCTGGACAGCATCCGTCGGTTCCATGTTTGCCAAGGAATCGCGGGCATTCCAGCCACCAATAGGCGCAGGCAAGGAAGCGACTTGCGCCGCTGTGCCTTGGATCATCATCCGACGGCGTGCGCTCGTTGCCATCAGTTTGTTCCGTAGCCGCTATCGGGAATGTTGTCGTAGCCGATGAGAACTGTGCCAGGACGCGGAGCAAGGGACAAGTTAGCGGAGGACATATCCAGCGCCTTCGCTGCTTCCAACTCGGTCAGATAGTTACGCATCATCGCTGTGGTATCAAAGCCTTTAGCCTCAAAATACTTTAGCTTTGTAGCGTTGACCATCAGCCGGTCGGGATAGATACAGGTGTCGGTGTCGGCAGTAAATGAATTCTTGACAGTCCCATCCGCAGCTTGCGCCCATCCTTTGCTGCGGTACTCAAAGCCAAGGTATTCAGCCGTAGACATACCGGGCCAAATCTGAAAGTACGCACCAAGCAAACGCCAACGGATACGCGGGCCGGTTGAGATATAGCCCGACAGCAACCATTCCCATTGCTGTGCATCTTCAGGCCCAAGCATTTCCCAATGTTTGGATTTATCCCACATCGTGCGCGGGACGAGGCTTTCGTAATCGCTCGGGAGCGAATACTTGATTTTTTGAAAGTAAGCAGTAGCACCAGCGGCACTTGCAGCAAAGTCCTGATTGACTGTGACTTGCGTACCTGAGTCAACCGAAACGATGTAGGTGTTCTGATTGATGCCTGTGCCTTGAACCTGATACGTCGTATCAAGCCCCGCAGTCGATGCCATCGTGATCGTGCGGGCTGCGGTCGTCCAAGTGCCTGTGGTGGTTATGTATTGCGTATAAAACGCGTGCGGTTTAGTCAATTCCCGCCAAGCGTGACGGCGCAGAAACTCGTATCCGTTCGCGTTCATTAACGCGAGAATTTGAATTACGTCCTGATTCGTGTTGCCTGCTACGCTTGTCGGGGTTGCAACGCCAAGCTCGTTAGTTACTTGCTGCACTAACTCCAGCATCGTTGTCGTTGACATTCTCTTTCCTCGGTCGGCCAGGTTTGCGCTGCTCCAATAGCATCGCCATCTGCGCCTCAAGTTCTCTCAGTTTTGCGCGGGTTTCTTCCAACTCACCGCTAGAAACCTTTTGATTCTTGTTCAGCAAGTAATTCCGCGCACGTTCGCGCAATCCTACGCCACCCATGCCAATCCGTTGCAGCTGATTATCGCTTGCCGTGGCGACTTGTTCAACCGTCTGAAACTTGAGAATCTGCAACTCAGCCAGTTGGTTGTCGCTCAGTTCGTCGGGGCGGTCTTGAAACCAATCTTTCAGCGGCACGCCAATAACCGGGCCATCACCGCTTTGCATCTGAAAATGCAGCCATTGACGGGGAAACCGTTCTTTGTGGTCATCCCGCACCGGCTGGTCAATAATTGTGGTTTTGTCTCCTGGCACTACAATTCGCACAAACGGTTTTCCCTTGTAGGGGTCTTTTTCACAGTTGTAAAACTCAACATAAAGCTGCGAATCTGCATTGTTAATATCTGAATCGAGTGCCATAACGTTCTCCTGTGGGGATTAGGTTTTCGTGCCGTTGATGCTGTACCACATATTGTTACTGACTGCGAAAAAAATGCTTGTATGGTCTTTGCTGATACTTGCCGAAGTTGTCTGATTGATCGTAGTAGTTGATTCGTACGGGTAGACCTTGAGCGTGCTTGCACCGCTGTTCGCAATGTAAATCACCTCCCCCATTTCTGTCGGGGGAAGTTTTACGCCTGTTCCCGATGCCACCGTGTCCACCGAATTGAACACGCTTACCAATTGCGTTGCGTCGGTTCTTGTCGATCCCGCGGCTGTGATTTCGTCTTTGCCATCCCCGCAAATTGAAACGGTGGATAATTGACTAACACCCGAACCAAGAACCCGCGAAGGTATGCTCATTTGAATCCTAAAACGCGCAAATCTCGCTGCGGAATATGAAAAAAAGGTTCTTCAAATCGCACATTCTGAAAACCTGCTTCGGTCAACAACGCACCGATTTCAGCTTTAGAGTAACACCAATGATGCCGCATCGTATCAGGTTCGGGCATTCCGAACAATGCTCGCCCAATCAAGTCATCATGCCGATAGCCCGCATTCCACAAGGCAATCACATTATCAAGACACGGCATCTCAAGCGATAACTGACCGCCTGGCTTCAGCACCCGCCGCCATTCCTGTAAGGTTTGTTTCACCTTCAGGCGTTCGATATGCTCAAACAGGTGGATAGCGGAAATCTCATCGGCATGGTCATCCGGCAAGTCAAGTTTCGTTACATCGGACAGCAAATCCTGATCCCCGACGCAATCGACGTTGATCCAGCCAGGCCATGATCGATCCCCCGCCCCTAAATGGAGTCGAATAGCGTATCCCATGCCGCTCCAATCTGTTCGGGGGAATAGTGCATTTGAATGTATCGCTGTCCTTCGCGTACCAAATCGTTCAATTCATGCCTGTAGGCTTGCGAAAACTGCAATCCACCCTTGACTGGCCCAAGGTAACAAAAGTGCCTAAATTCCTTGTTTATAACAATCTTACTCGCGATTACAAAGCAACCCGCCATGACTGCGTTAATGAGTCGATTGGGGCTTTTGTAGGTTTCCTCGGCATTCGGTAACAAAACAATGTTGCTTTGGTGCAGCAGTTGTTCTTGTGCGCTGTTCGACCACGGCACGCAATCAATCAGGTCATTTTTCCCTGTGCAGTAGGTTATATCGTACTTTTTCAACATTTGTTGATAAGGCAAGATTTCTTTCAGATTGCTCTGATGCCCCATCCACAAAAATTTATTGCCGTCTGCGTGCGGTTGACCTCGGTTTTCCCACGAATCGGGGATTACTTGGGCATCCCTTTCCGCATGGCGGCGAATTCGTCGCGCCATTTCCGGAGTCGGACACACAACTGCATCAGCTTCTCGAGCCATTTCTTCATAAAGTTTCCCTAACTGTGGATGCTCAAAATGGTCATCGCAAATATCGACCACCATTTTTACGCCTTGCCCCTTCATGTGATGGAACAGCATTGCATCATCGGGGTGCGGCTTTGCAAAGACGGCTATATCCGCGCCTTGAGCATTCAGCCTTGATTTGTGTTTGCAATACGCCGAGGGCAGTTGCGCCCTCAATCGGTAGGATGCCATCTCAGCACCCCCGCGATGCAGCCAGGTTACGCTGCGAGCTTCCATGCGCTCCTAACCCGCAGGATTTCGGCTATCAGCCCGTCTCCCCGCGCTTCGATTGTAATGTCCGGCATCACGCTAAATACCAGTTGGAACTCGTTTGCCTGCTGCGCCATCGCCATGTTGCTTACAAACTTCTTGCGATGCGGCGCTTCACCGACATAAATTTCAATTGTCTGACCAGCTTTCTCACCCGTAAAGCGTTTCGTCCCATCCTCGCGGATGCAAGAGTCATAGCCGTACAGGATGAACTTGCGAAAGCCGAGCAAGTAACCGATGTTGATAGCCCGCAAGCCGGAAGTCGTTCCACCGCCTACTGCAAGCCTTTTGCCTATTGCCTCGCATTCAGCGTCTTGCGACCACGAATGCCAAAGCAGCACATTTTTGTCAGCAAGCCAGTCAAACATCACCGGCGGGCATCGGGATGCCACCATGTAAACCGTGTGATCGTTCTTTTTCTGAATGCAGTTAGTCCTGTCTCGTGGGTCAAGATCAACCCACAAATCAGGTTTTATGCCGTTGTCGCATAGGAAATCGTGTGCGCCCTTGATAGCGCAGATCGTCCTGCCCTGTTCGCGTTGCTGTCGTATCTCATCAACGAACTCAGGCATTGATGGGCCGCTCCCGACCAGCACAAGTGTTCCATCGTGCCGAGCGGGAGCGGGTTGTAGCTCCGGAAGTCCCCGCGCAAGCGCAGAGCGGATGTAAGCCGAATTTTCGTCGGGCGTACCAGCAGCCCGCACAGAGATTTCCAGTTTATTCATTAAGTACCTGCAACACCCGAAGCGATATGCGGATAACCAGCAATGCAGGTAACCGCAGTCGCGTTGGAAATTGAAGTGGTAGCCACAAGGCCAAACACCGCGCCACCCGAAACAACAGCGTCATCCAGCACGCCGGCAGTTGCGGTAGTGTAGAGCGGGACGTTCGGGGCGCAGTTAGCAGCCAAATTGACTTGCACCTTGCCGCCCAGTTGCACCCAACCGTAATAGCCCGAAGCAATCGAAGTCTGAGCGAAACCAATCCGCTTGCAAGTTGCTGCGAGCGTCGTGGTCATCATCTGCGCCTTTTGCGTGTCATAAACGGCGACAGCAGCATAGGCAGAGATTTCAGACAGAGCTTGGACGTACACGGCTTGACCGCCGTCGGAAGTGTTGACCACCGTACCAGTCGTGAATTGCGAAGTCTGATCCACGTTGGTCAGGGTAACGCCTGCGGTATTACTTACGCTGAAAGTAGGCATTTTCGTTTCTCCTATTAAGCAATCAGCACGCCGCAGAACTGCGGGCCGCTGCTAGTCAAGTTACCGGCCCAACCAATCAGCTTAACGATTGCATCTTGGTTGACTGCTTGGCGCTCGCCACCAATCGGAACAAAGTTCCGGTCAGCGTGCGGACGGAACATCAGGTACTTGGTGTTCAAGAAGAACATATGGTTAGCGGTAGCGGAAGAACCGATACCACCATCCAGCACCACGTCCGAAGCCATACCAGCGCCAAAGTATTTCAGCGAGGCAAAGCCAGCACCGGCCATCGACGAACCGCTATCGGTAATCCGCTGGATCGCTTGCAGCGATTGCAGATACAGACGATAGTAGTTGTTGTCAGCCACGATCAGATCAGGCTTGTCCGTTCCACGAATCAACTGAACAGCGACTGCATCCATGTATTGCTGGATGTTGGACGCCGAAACCGCAGCCGAACCGTTGCTAAGACCGGAGTACGACACCGAGCGCCAAAACGACCAAGTAGCACGATCAATGCCGCCGTAAGTGCCCGAACTCGGAGCATCAGGCACAGCAGCGCCCAAGCCGGTCAGGTTCTTACCAGCGTTACCAGTACCGTCAAGATACAGGTCACCGCTGATACGGTTAGCCAGTTGCGCCTCAGCAACGCTCATACGACCGTCCAGCAGGTCGATGATCGCCTCTTTGCCGCTGTTCTGAATCATCTA